CATTTCCGTAGAGTTAGTTCGTCGTCATGAGGCAACCGAGAGTGCATTTTTATTCATTTAGTGAACGATGGGACTGAGAGGGCCGGGGGCCAAGCCCGTCATTCGGCGCAAGTTCCTCAATTCCGTCGAACGAGCCAAGAAACCGGGTCCAAAAGACGATCATTCATGGCTTGAGCCGGGCTTGAGCCGGGCGGAGCGCGTCGTCCGATTCCTGGAATCGCTGCCGATCACATCGGGGAACCTGGCGGGCACGAACTTCGTGGTGCGCGACTGGCAGCGGCGCGACATCATCGAGCCGCTTTATGCCACCGACGATTCCGGCGTTCGATTCGTGAGGGAAGGTTTCATTTCGATGCCGCGGAAGCAGGGCAAAACGGCGCTCGTCGCGGGATTATGCCTCTGCCATCTCTGCGGACCGGAAGCCATTCAGCGCGGCCAGTGCGCCTCGGGCGCCGCGGATCGCGATCAGGCGGGAATCATTTATGCGGAGATGTGCGCGATCATCGAGCGCCTGGGCTGGATGAATAAACGCATCATCGTGCGCGATTTCAAAAAGACGCTGGAAGATGCCGAAACCGGAACGACTTATAAAGCATTGTCCTCGGAATCGAAGACCAAGCACGGCTTGAGTTTGTCGTTTTGGATTGTGGATGAGCTGGCGCAGCTGCCGGATCGCAAGCTCTATGATGTGCTGTCGACCGCGACCGCGGCATGGCCGGAACCACTCGGGGTTGTGATTTCCACACAGTCGGAAGATCCGCGCCATATCATGAGCCAACTCTATGACGATGCCGAGCAGATCCAGACTGGCATTGTGCAGGATCATGCGAAGGTGGCCTGCATCTATTCCGCGCCGATGGATGCCGATCCATGGTCGGAGGAGACATGGAAATCGTGCAATCCGGCGCTTGGGGATTTTCGATCTTTGGAAGAAATGCGGGATTTTGCCCGCAAGGCCAAGCGCATGCCGGCACTCGAGCAAACCTTCCGCTTGCTGTATCTCAATCAGCGGGTGTCGGGCGATGTGCGGTTTATCGCCAAAGCCATGTGGGATGCCTCCGGCCAGAACCGGGAATTGTTCGATGCACCATCGCTTCTCGGCGATCACTGCATTGGAGCCCTGGATCTCTCGGGATCGGGAAAGAACGATTTAACATCGCTGATCCTGCTCTTTGATAGGCCGGATGGAACGATCAAGGCGCTGCCCTTTTTCTGGGCGGCGGAAGGTGGGTTGGAAGAAGCCGAATCGCGGGATCGCGTGCCCTATCGGCTCTGGGCGCGACAAGGCCATCTGATCACAACGCCGGGCCGATTGCTCGATTATGGATTCATCGCGCAGAAGGTGAAGGCGCTTTCCGAGATATATGCGATTGAACTCTGCGGCGTCGATCCGTGGAATTTCGAGCGGATTGAGAAGTCATTCAACGATGCGGCCATTGACATTGCGGTTAAGAAGTTCGGCCAGAACATCCAGAATATGAGCCCGGCGGTCACGGCGCTGGAGAATTCCATCCTGTCGGGGAACTTCCGGCATAACAAAAACCCGGTGCTCGACTGGTGCATGGACAATATCAGCGTCTCGATGGATTCTTCCGGGAATCGCAAATTCGACAAGCGGCGGTCCACCGGGCGCATCGACGGCGCCGTGGCTCTCGCGATGGCGTCGGACTTGATTGCGGTGCAGCCCGAGACGGCTTCCTATGCCGTGACTCTGATTTAATTAGGATTGGCGTGGTGTTTATATGAGAATGGCGACGTGAAATCGTTCTTCAAGAAGATCCGATCCGCTTTCGACTCTGCGGATATTCCGGTATTCGTCCAGATTCTCGCTTTCATTCTCATCGATCTCGGCGGCACGCGATTGCGGAATGGCGCTGGACATTTGATCCTCGGCTTTATTCTCCTTCTCTATGTCACGCCTCTCTCCCGGTGGATCAAATAGTGGGCAGATGTCTTCATCATTGGGCTTTTACAGAATGGGATGACGCTACAATTCATCCGTTGAATCGGCATTTCTGCGATTTACCACAAGGCCATGATGGACTGAATCATAAATGTGACTGTGGTGCGATCTGTGTGATATTCGCTTTTCGAGAGAAGCCCGACCGCGATTATCCGCCGACCCGTCCTAAATCCAGCAAGTTTATCCATAGATATGAGAGTCCGGATTATCATCATCAAACGACTAATGCGGAATGGGCGGAGGGTTGGGCGAGTCGATTTGCTGTGACTGACGGCAGACACGAATTTAGGAATATGTATAGAAAATATTCGAGAAAAGTCCTGCCGAGATCGCGGGAGAGATTTTTCGGCGAAGGATCTGTTTCAATCAAGCGGGATGCATTTGCGAGGCATTTACTTCTTACGTGGAAGCGATATAAGCAGGCGGCGCTGGCGGATTTGCTGATTAGGCTCGATATTTTGGAAGTGTGATTTAAAACAATGGGCATCCTCGCATCCTTTGACCGCCAGATCCGCAATGCTTCCTACAACGATACCGAAGGCTGGTTCGCCAATTGGTTGAGGGGCGGCGAGGATTCCGATTCGGGCGTGAGTGTCAGCGAAGCCAACGCGATGAAAATGGCGACCGTCTGGAAGTGCGTGAACTGGCGGGCCAAGATGTTCGGCATGCTGCCGAAGAAAATCAAAGAACGTGTCGACATCCTCGGGCGTTCGGCGGAACGCGAAGCCCGCACCCACCCGCTCTATTCCCTGATCCATACTGCTCCCAATCCCACGATTACCTCCACGGCCTGGTTTTCCCTGATCTCCGCCGACGTCCATCTTTATGGCAATTCCTATGCCTATAAAGAACGCTTCCCGAAGTCCGCACGATTGGCGGCGCTCTGGCGCATCCTGCCCGATATGGTTCGGATCGAAGTCGACAACGCCACTCAGCAAATCTGGTACTTCGTCAGTTATGGCAATGGGCAGGAGCAGAAGTTCTTCGCCGATGAAATCCTGCACATTCGCGGGCTCGGCTTCGATGGCATCCGCGGCTATTCGCCGATCCAGATGCAGAAGCAGACGCTCGGCTGGGTGAAGGCGACGCGGCAGTTTTCCGCGAAGTTCTACAAGAATGCCTTTCGCCCGAGCGGCCTGTTGATCTCACCGACGTCGATGAAAGATCAAGCCAAGCGCAGCCTGATTGACAATCTCAAGGCGCAGGGCAAGGAAGGCGGGTTGGCCCTGATCGAAGGCGCTTTGGAATATAAGCCCCTCGGCATCCCGCAGGATGATGCGCAGTTCATCGAGACGATGGAATTCCAGGATGATGACATCTGCGGGATCATGGAAGTCAAACCGCACAAAGTCGGCATCATGCGGAATATGACCAACAACAACGTTGAGCAGCAGAACATCGAAGCCGTCACGGACTGCATCCAGCCGTTTGCCGTGATGGTGGAACAATGGATGGATTTGCAGCTGCTCTCGGATATGCCATCGACCGGCCGCGGCGGCGGTACGGAACGGGATCGATTCTTCATCGAGTGCGAACTCAAAAGCCTGCTGCGTGGCGACACCGCGGCGCAAACCGCGCATATCGAGAAGATGATCGACAAAGGCGTCTATTCCGACAACGATGCGCGGGATTATCTGGGCCTGTCGCCCTATGTCGGAGGCGACCGTTATTGGATGAATGCGGCCTATCAGCCGATTGATCGCGTCGATGAATTGATCGACAAGAAAGTGGAACCGGCACCGGCGCCTGCGATTCCGGATGCAACATCGGCTCCGCCCGCGAATCACGATTCGGTGAAGATCCTGATGTCTGGATTCTTCCGCGATGCGCTCGGCCGGTTGCTCAATCGTCCCGCGAAGGACCGGGAGAAGTCGCTGCCGACGATCTTCCGCCCCGTCCTGATTGGCACCAGCGCCGCGCTGGAGAAGCCGGTCACGGAAACTGTCATCACGGGCCGCATGAGTTTCATCGAAGATTATCTGGGTGCGATGGCGAAGCGATCCATCGTCTGGACAAATGAGCACCTGAAAAACATTGCAACCGAAGAAGTCGACCGCGCCATCACGGCCATGAGCGATAGGAGTTATCCATGAAACGAGGATTCATCACGAACAAAAAGGGCGAGGAAGCCGAGATCCTGATCTATGAAGAAATCGGCCAAAACTGGTGGAGCGAATCCGGCATCGGCGCAAAGCAGTTTGCCGAAGATTTGAAGGCGCTCGGGCCCGTGAAGGTTCTCAACATCCGGATCAATTCGCCCGGCGGCGATGTCTTCGAAGGCAGTGCGATCAAGACGCAACTGGAGAATCATCCGGCGACGAAGAATGTCTTCATCGATGGACTTGCGGCCTCAGCCGCTTCCTATATTGCGATGGCCGGGAATCGCATCGAGATCTCCCCGAATGCCTTGTTCATGATCCACAATGCCAGTGGCGGAGTACGAGGCAATGCCGAAGACATGCGCAAGATGGCAGGGCTTCTCGAAAAGATCGATGGCACAATTGCCGAAATGTATCAGCGCCGCACGAATGCCGCGCTCTCCGACATCCAGGACTGGATGAAAGCCGAAACATGGTTTACTGCCGAAGAAGCCGTGAAGAATGGATTCGCCGATGCTGTGATGGCCGATGACAGCGAGGCCGAGCCCGCGGCGATCTTCAATCTGGATCGATTCCGCAATGCGCCGAAGGTGGCTGCTGCCGCCCGGAATGATGCGGCATTTGTTGTGGATCAGGAATACCGATTCAAGAAATTGCAATTGCTGAAGGCGAGGGCATCATGAGCGAAGCGAAAACCGAACCCACGACAATGGATAAAGTCGTCGGCATCGCACTCGTCCTAATCGGCGTCGGCTTCTTTCTGATGCTGATCGCCGTGATCCTGACGATGCTGGCACGATCTTAATTGGAGGAAAGATGAACTGCAAACTCTGTGACAATTCGATTACCGATTTCATGATTCTGGGAATTTGTGGCCGCTGCATGGATGTGCTCGTGACGGGCGCGCTGAAGGAGAAGAAGCGCAAAGTCGCACCAACTCCCGAACCCGCGCAGGAAATCGAAGTGACGACTGAATCCGAAACCGCTTGACGTTATCAATTCCGATCACGTATAAGACAGACTGATTCGAAATCCTTGGCGATGATGCCGGATGCGGCTGCCCCCGGAGGGTGAATCATCGCAGGGAATCAAAAGATCGTTCTCTCGGGAGGGCGGGACTTTTGAAGAGTGAAAACTTTTCAATAGCCTCGCCCTTTTGATTTGGGCTGAGGCAGGGAGTCCAAATCCATGAAACGACAAAGCGTTTACCTTCGCGAACGACGCGATGAAAAAGTCAAGCTGGCTCAGGCCATCCTTGACGCCTCCGGTCCCGATCAACCCCTCACCGATCAGCAGCGCAAGATGTTCGATGACCTGACGGCGGATATCGAAATCCTCGATGCCGACATTGCCCGCAACATCAAACTCGAAAACATCCAGGCCGATATGAACACTCAGGGCACTCGCCCCGGGCTGGTTCAAGTCCGCGAACCGGACAATCGGCCAACCTCCATCGTCCCGGCGAATCAAATCCGGTATTCGAAGCTCAAAGCCTTCAGTGGCGTCGATGCCAATGAAGACGCCTACAGGGCAGGCATGTGGGCCATGGCAACGCTCTGGAATCGCGCCAGTGCGCAGGAGTGGTGCAAACAGCATGGCATTCCGATGATCCACAACGCGGCGCTCGAAGGCGCGAACACGCAGGGCGGCTTCCTCGTCCCCGATGTGCTCGAGCGAGCCATTATCGACTTGCGCGAAACCTATGGCGTCTTCCGGCAACTGGCCCGGGTTCGTCCGATGTCCTCGGATACGATGAACATCCCGCGGCGTGCTTCCGGACTGACGGCTTATGCAATTGGGGAAGCCATCGATATCACCGATTCCACAAAGGGATGGACGGCGGTCAACCTGACGGCCCGCAAGTGGGGCGTGCTGTCGAAGTATTCTTCCGAGATTGCGGAAGATGCGATCATCAACATCGGCGATGATCTGGCATCGGAAATCGCCTATGCCTTCGCCGTGGCGGAAGACAATGCGGGTTTCAACGGGGATGGCACCGCAACGTATCACGGCATCACGGGCGTCGTGACGAAGTTCACGAATCAGGTATCGGGTGGAACATCGACCTATACCGGCGCCCTCGATGCGGCGACCAACCATGACACTTTCGCGGAAATCGACGCGACCGACCTGACGAACTTGATGGCGAAGCTGCCGCAGTATGCCATCCAGCGCCCGGATTGCGGATGGATCTGTTCACAGGCCGCTTACGCTGTCGTCTTCCAGCGGTTGCTGGCGGCAGCCGGCGGGAACACGCAGGTCAATTTGGGTGGCCGGATGATGGATGCCTATCTGGGCTATCCGGTTTACAAATCCCAAGCCATGCCGACAACGACCGGCGACTTATCCGACAAGTGCATGCTGCTATTCGGCTCACCCAGTGCCGCCATGTCGATGGGAACCCGGCGCGGCGTGACTCTCGCCACCAGCATGGATCGTTACTTTGAATCCGATCAGATCGCGATTCGAGGCACCGAACGCTTTGACATTGTTGTTCATGATATCGGCGACACCGCGACGGCTGGGCCGTTGGTTGCGCTCATCGGCGAGTAAGGGAGGAAGATAATGAATCCAGGACAAGGTTCTCCATATTTGGCACTCGCCAGCGTGTCCTCGACTGTTGGCGAAACCGTCACCTGCCGCATCGATACGCTGGGATATGATTTCTGCTCCCTGGCTGTCACCCTGACATCCACGGCAGCATCCAGCAACAGTCCCTCGGCGCTGAAGATCAGTGCAGGGGCGACCACCACGGCCGCTTCCGCCACCGATATCACCAAGCTCGTGGGCGGTGGCGTCGGCGGCTTCACAATTCCATCGGCGCAGACCAACTCGACATTGGCGGCCCAGCCGTTGAAGTTCAATATCGACCTGCGCGGCAAGCAGCGGTATTTGTTCCTGACGATCAATGTGCGGACGACGCAGACGCTCACCGCGTTTGGCGAATTGCTGCGCGGCGAACAGTCGGGAACCGCGACCTTGCAGGGTTGCATCGCTTTGGTCGAGGGATAGGTCTTGATCGATACCAACATCAAGCGTGTCAATGTTGGCTCGGGAGATACCGAGATTCCCGGCTTCGCCGGACTGGATGCGAAGCGCGGCGATTCGATTTATCCGCTCTATGCCGAGGGATTATCGGAAATCCGCGCTTCGCATTGCCTTGAACATTTCTCCGGTGCGGAAATCCCGCTCGTCATCGCGGATTGGATTCGCGCCTTAGCTCCGGGCGGCACCCTCAAGATCGCCGTGCCCGATTTCCGCATTCTGGCCGAACAGTTTGTCGCCGGAACCGAACTCCCTTATCAATCGTTCATCATGGGCGGCCAGACCGATGCGCTCGATTACCACAAAGCATTGTTTGATGAATCGACGCTGGCGAACCTGATGCGGGATAACGGATTGGTTTCGATTCGCCGATGGAAAAGTGAAATCGAAGACTGCGCCGCACTTCCGATTTCGCTGAATCTGGCGGGCACCAAGCCGATGCCGATTCCGAAAGTATCGGCAGTGATCAGTTGCCCACGGCTTGGCTTCAATGATTTCTGGGCCTGCGCCTACGCTCATCTGAGTTCCATGGGGATCTCGCTGCGCAAAAGCGGTGGCGCTTATTGGGAGCGGGATCTCGCCGTTGGGATTGAATTGGCGCTCAAGGAAGAAGATCCCGAATTTATACTGACTTGCGATTATGACAGCATCTTCACGGCGCGGCATGTCCAGGATTTGATCGACTTGGCGCGGCGGTATCCGCATGCCCATGCGATTGCCCCAGTGCAACCGGCGCGGCACCATGATCGGCCCATCTTCACGGCCCTCGATGCCGAAGGCCGGTTGATCCAGAAAGTCAGCCGCGAGGATCTGGTTCATGGCGAGATTCTCAAAGCGCGGACGGCGCACTTCGGCCTGACGTTATTCCGTGCCGACAAGCTGCGGGAATTGCCAAAGCCATGGATGATCCGCAAGCTCGATGCCCAAGGCACCTATCATGGGCCGGAAGCCATGGACCCGGATGTGCAGTTCTGGGAGTCGTGGGGCAATGCGGGAAACAATTTATATATTGCGCTGCGGGTGCCCATCGGGCACGCCGAACTGATGATCCGCTGGCCGGATAGTGACTTCGGAACGATTCATCAGAAGCCGGGCGAGTTTTTCAAGGACGGCCCGCCCTTTCGAGTCTGGAGGTAATCATGAGATCGCCAATGCTATTGCGTGTCCGCTTGGCTTTTGCCCAGTATCCGGTGGGGTATGTCTTCCAGAGTCCGCCATTGCCGGGAACTTTGCGGCAGGAATGGTTGAATCGCGGGTTTCTCGAAGTCGTCAAATCGCCGACTGAAGCCGCGACTTCCGCGGTGCCGAAACCGCAACCGGCTGCAAAAGGAAAACGCGGATGATCACCTGGCCGAATGAAACCTGGAGCCATGCGCACTCCTCGCCGATGTCGTGGAGCATTGCGACAGTCACGCCGCCTTATGCCGAACCCGTGACGGTCAATGAGGCCAAGGCGCATGTCAAGGCGGATGCGGATGTCACCGAGGAAGACTCATTGATTGCCGTGCAGATTTCCGCAGCCCGGGATTATGTCGAAACCGCGACGGGCGCTTGCCGATCCCGGCAGAGGGTCATGATCGCGACCACATTTGATTTGAAGTTGGATTTCTTCGCAGGCGGCTCGATCCATCTGCCGCGGGTGCCGCTGGTATCGCTGGTGTCGATTACCTATGTCGATGTCGCGGGACTGACGCAGACCGTCCCCAGCACGGTTTACACCGTCGATTATGCCAATGCGAAAATCGATCTGGCCTATTCGCAATACTGGCCTTCGGTGCTTTCGATCCATAATGCCGTCACCGTTCGATTCATTGCCGGGATGGCGGCTCCGATCACGGCAGTTGCCGCGACCGATACCCTCACGGTCTATGGCCGCACATATGCCGCGCTGGATCGGCTCCAATTCGTCAATAGCGGTGGAAGCCTACCGGCGCCGCTCGGGATCGGCACGGTCTATGAAGTGCTGAGTCCGGTGGCCGGTGCCTTCGCCGTGAATCTGATTGGAGTCGGATCGGCTCTGGATATTACCTCGCCCGGCAGCGGCGGCACTTTCGCAACCGCCGATGCGGCGGGATTCCAAGTCCTCCGGCAGGCCATCTTGCTGCAAGTTGCCAGTTATTATCGCAATCGTGGGGATGGCGCATTCGTTCGCGCCGGTTCCTTCGATACGACGCAGGATACGATTGACGCGCTCATCGCGAGTCAGGCGGCAGGATGAGCACCGTTGTCGAACTCGTGGAAGGCTGGACCGATCCCCTGGTGTTCAATTTGCTAAAAGCCGGGACAACGCCCTCGGGCACCATGGTCGGCATGACCTGTAGCCTCGTGCTCCGCGACAATCGAGGGAATCTCGTCAATACTTCCGGCGATGTCGCCATCACGGATTCGACCAATTGGGTGGTGACCTATTCGCCGGATGCGACCGATCTGGTGGAAGGCGCCTATCGGGGACGGTTCGCCGTGACCGATGGCAGCGGCGCGACCGCATATTTCCCATCAGCCGCATGGGATGTCTGGCTGATTCGGAGCGTGGCATGATCGGCCTGATGCGAGAGCGGATTGAGATCCAGCGTCCGGTGGAAACCGCATCCGCCGAAGGCCAGCCCGTCAAGACATGGGTGAAAGTAATCGGCATGTGGGCGCGGGCGGAATCGCTGACGGGCCGCGAAATGGATGTGCTCAAGCAGATCAATTCCGAGATCAGCCGCAAATTCACGGTGAACTATCGGAAAGATTTGCTGCCGACGGATGATCAGGACAACAGTCCGTTGAAAATGCGAGTGCGCTGGAATGATACGTCGTTCAACATTCACGACATCCAGGCGGATGAGAATCGGTTCGACTTGATGATTTACACATCGAGGGTCAAATAATGCCGGTCATCAATGATGATGCCATCCGAGGATTGAGCGGCTTGATCGACAATCTCAACAGCTTGCCGCTGAAGCTGGGCGTTCAGAAAAACATCATCGCCCGATCCCTGCGCAAGGGTGGCGAGATCATGCGCCAGCGCATGTCGGAAATCGCGCCTCGAGACACGGGCAAATATGCGGAGAATTTCATCGTCACCGTGGCCGATCAGACGGCAACCGGAGCCCGGGCCAAGATTGGGGCGTCGCGAGCGGCATGGCGCGGCAACTTCAATGAATTTGGCACCAAGCATCAGAAGGCCGAACCCACCTTGCGGCCCGCCTTCGATCAGACGAAAGAAGACGTGCTCCGGGCAATTGGCGACGAACTGGCCGCGCAGATTGAGAAGGAGCTTGGAAAGCTGTGAAGCCAATTTCCGACAAGCCGATGGTTCCCATCATTCCCGTGGAATTGGAATCGCATCGTGATTTGTTCGTCACGATTGGGCGCAGTGAGGAAACGTGGGAACCGATTGTCATGATCCAGCAGGTCTGCCCACTGCGCAAATGCGTGACGGCCGCCGAGTTCTGCACGATTGACGAGCCGATGCTCGATGAACGGATGGCCGAAGGGTGAGCATGCAGACGGCGATGGTCGCGATCAAGACGGCGAACGCGGGATTGAATTTCATCGTGGCCACCCGCTTTCATCCCGATATGCTGCCGCAGGAAGTTGTGCTTCCGGCGATCATGTTTCAACTGATCAGCCGTGTCCCGGATCATGCCATGACGCCGACGATGGTGAATCATCATATGCGGGTGCAGATGGATGGCTATGCCACAACATCGGCGGATCGGACGACGCTGCGAAGCGCCATGGTGTCGGCGTTCTATGGATATTCCGGAAGCATCGGCGGCGAATCGGTGAAATCCATCCTGATCGACAGCGAACGCGAATCGATTGAGCAGTTGGATACCGAGGCGGAATGTTACCGGATCAGCATCGATTTTATGGTGGATATGGCATGAGCGAATTCGAACTGCAAGCCTTGACGGCAATTCGGGAGCACATGGCCGCGACGGTTCTCCTGATCGATGGGTTGCTCGATATGCCGAGGGGCAGCGAAGCCACCCCATCGGAGTGTCGGCATCCGGAAGAGAAGCGCATCGATGCCAGCCGCATGGGCTGGAGAGGTTTTATGTGCGGAGCGTGTCGGGAAATTATTGAGGTACAAACCGTATGAGCGGACCTACTGGAGAAATTGTTCTCACCGATGCGAAAGTGTATTTCGCGCAGTATGACATTTCCGGCGATTTGAACAAGGTGGGCATCGGCATCACGCCCGATGCGGTGGAGGATACGGCATTCGGGGCAAGCTATCACACGAAGAAGCCCGGACTCCTGACCGCCAAGGCGACCATGGAAGGCTATTCGAAGTTCAATGCCACGGCCAACAACGCGATTGATGGCCGACTCTGGAACAACCTGAGCGTCGTGGATATTCCCTTCTCGGTGGCGGCAGCGGGTGGCGATGCCGGGGAGAATGGCTTCTTCTTCAAGGCCATGGAGGCGCAGTATGCCTTGGGCGGCAGCATTGGCGAGATGCTCAAGTTTCAATCCAGTGCCGAAGCCACGGGAACCGGCGTGCAGTTGGTTCGCGGGATCATCATGGAAGATGGCAAGACGTCGCGGACGACGGCGGGCAATTCGTCGGTGCAGACCTTAGGCGCCGTCTCGGCCACGCAGAATCTCTATGCCGTGCTGCATGTGTTCGCCTTTGTCGGCACCGATGTCACCATCAAGGTGCGCAGCGCCGTGACGAGTTTTGCCACCATCACGGATCGCATCACCTTCACCAGCGTCAATGCCGCAACCTCGCAGTATGCGGCGCCCGTTGCTGGCGCGATCACGGATACATTCTGGAGAGTCGATTGGACCACCGTCGGCGGGTTCACCTCATTTTCAGCCGCCGTTATTGTCGGTATTCAGTAAAGGAGATTTATGCCAGCACCAACCAGTACGATTGTCCTGACCACCGCTTTCGTTTCGATCAATGGCGTAAACCTCTCGGCCTACGTCAAATCAGTAAAACTCACCAATGCGCCCGATGCGCTGGAAGATACCGCGATGGGCGCCACCTATCACACGAAGAAGCCGGGCCTGCTGAACTTCTCGGCGGAGGTGACATTCTACCAACGCTATGATGCGGCGCTCGTGAATGAAACCATTTATCCGCTGGTCGGATCGGCGACATTGTTTCCTGCCGTCTTCCAGGGCGTCTCCGCGGCCAATACGAACAATACCTTCACCCTCGCCAATGCCATGGTCGACGGCCCATGGGATGCCGTGGCTGGCGCCGTGGGTGAACTCGTCATGGCGAATCTGAAGCTCGGCGCGGGTTCCGGCTTCACCTGCACCAAGTCCTAATTGGAAGTCCCGTTCGGCTGGCGCGGGTACACGCCAACGCGAATCGAAAGGTTCGAAGTCAGCCAACCCATCTAGCGTGAGGAGAGGTTATGTTGACCAAAGACGAGATCCTGGCCGCCAACGACCGACCGATGACAACACTCGCTGTCCCGGAATGGGGTGGCGAAGTCTGCCTGCGCCAATTGACGGCGGAGGAAGCGCAGCAATATCGTATTTTCAGCCTTGATGACAATTGGAAGGTGGATCGGGCGAAAGCCCTGAAGAATCATCTGGTTCTTGCTTCATTGACACTGTGTGATGAAGCTGGGGCTCGGATCTTCACGGCGGACGAACTGACGGGCAAGTCCGCTGCCGCCATTGAGCGGGTTGCCGCGGAAGCTCGTAAACTCAATGGCCTCGATACAGATTCCGTCGATCTCGCGGAAAAAAACTAGCGGCCCGGCCGGAACGGCTGATTCATTTCATGATCGCCGCCCGGTTGGGCATGACTCTTTTCGAGATGTACCGGCGCATGCCGGCATCGGAATTGTGTGAATGGATGGCATTCCTCAAGATGGAAACACGGGCGACCGCCGGCAGCATCGAGCCGACACTGGATGAACGCGCCGCGGCAATGGCGAGGAGTCTCTAATGCCGTCGATCTCCAGCCTCTATGTCGATCTCTCCCTCCAGGCCGACAACTTCATCAATGGTTTGAAGGACGCGCAAAAAGAAGCCAAGGAAATGGAGAAGACCCTCAAGCCGCTCAAGGTGGCGGCGGAGGATCTCGGCAAAACATTTACCGTGGTCGGCGGGCTCGTCACCACGGCATTTGCCGGCATGGTGAAAGCATCTTCCGATTATGGAGAAACCCTCAACAAGGTTTCCATCCAGACCGGCATCACGACCGAACAACTCTCGGCTCTCAAATATGTCGCGGAACAGGAAGAGACATCCTTCGATGCCCTGACGGTTGGCCTGAAGAAAATGTCCGTGACCGCCGTGCAGAATGCGGCGGCCTTTGAAGGCATCGGCGTGCAAGTTAAGGATGCCAGCGGCGCGATGCGGCCCATGAATGACATCCTGCTCGATGCCGCCAAGCGATTCGCCAGCATGCACGATGAGACGAAGCGTACGGCACTGGAAGTCGAAATCTTCGGGCGCAGCGGTTCGGATCTCAATGAACTGCTGCTCCGGCTCGGAACCGAAGGACTGGCTCCCGCGACGGCCAAGGTGCAGGAATTGGGACTCGAGATGTCGGGCAAAACGGCACATGCTGCCGATGATTTCAACGATTCCATCAAGGAAATCGAGGGCGCGGTATTGGGCCTCTCGAATGCCGTCGCCTCGGCATTGCTTCCCGAACTGACGGATACCTCGCATTCGCTGCGCGATGCGATCATTGCGGCAAAGGATTTCGCTAAGGAGCATGAAGCATTAACCCGGGCGATTGGGCTCTCGGGCGTGGCCCTGACGGGGGTCGGAGGTTTCCTCTTGGGTCTGGCGGGAGTCGTCACTATCTTTCCCAAAGTTGTCGCTGGACTCAATGCCATTGCGGCGGGAATTGCCTCCATCACTCTAGCGGCGGCGGCGGCGACGGCGGGCGTGACGGCTGCCGTGGCGGCACTGCTCTACATGGAGAAGTTGCGGAGCGATATCGCTTCCGCGCAGAAAGACAAGCAGGCCATTCAGGAGGTTGGCGTCAACCTGATCCTGAAGGAAGTCGCGGCGCTGCGTTCTCAGGGCATTGCTATTGAGCAAGGCACCTTGAGCTGGCAGGAATATGCGCAGCAAGTCAATGATGCATATCGCGGAATGGTGCAGTTGGGCGGATATCAGGCGACTTCCTCCAAAGCACAGACGGCCATCTTCGCCAAGAGCGCGAAGGAAATTCAGGAGGAAATGAAGATCGAGGAAAAGTGGCGGCAGGCCAATTCCGAAATCTACAAGGAGCAAGTCACGAATGCCGAAAAGTTCGTCAATGCCTGGCTGACCGGATTCCAGCGGACATCCGATGAAGCCGACAAGATGACGGATCGCATCCAGAAGCAGGAAGTTGCGACGAGCAAATTGGCGGAAACCTCCGTCGATGCCGCCCTGACCATTGCGCAGGCCATGGTGCATGCGCACGATGCATGGGACGAGGCCAATGGGAAGACGTTCAACTCGAATGCGAAACTGTTCAATGAAATCGAAGGCTTGCGCCATACGGATCTCGATAATCAGGTGGAAATCCTGACAAAGCGCGTCGCCGTGGAACAGAAGATGGCCGATGCTTCCGCGAAGGCATGGAAGAATGCCATGGAGAATCTCAATACGCGGGTGGCGGAATCCCTTGCGGATATGATCGTCAAGGCGAAGTTCAACTTCTCAACGCTCGTCAATATCGCCCAGACGACGGCCAAGGGCATGTTGAGCGCCTTCCTCAGTGGCCTGATGAGTCCGCTCACGAATGCACTGGGCGGCCTCGGGGCGAAGCTGTCCGGATTGATAACCGGCGGTGGCGGCAGTGCTGTTGGAACGGCAACGAATGCAGGCACAGGCGCGGCGGGCGGTGCCGCTGGGGGCCTCTTTGGACTCTCCGGCCTAGCCACCCTCGGCATTGGGGCCGGAGTGGCTGCTGTGGCCGCGCTGGCCGCGCACTTCATCGGGCAGGGACGCAAGACCGCCAATGAATTTGTCAGCCAGTTCCAGAATCCCTTTGGGGCACAACTCGCACAGGTGTCGGCCAGCGGCACGGTGTCGGATCTCGATCAGATCTGGGCGACCTTCAATCAGACCGCGGCGCAGTTCGCCAGTCAAGGTGGCAATCAGGCCAAAGTCGTCAGTCAGGCGCATGCGACGCTCGATCCGCTCGTGGCGCAGATTCGATCTGATCTCGCGGCCAAGGCGGCCTCCACGACAGTGAATGTGACCGTGCAGGGCAATGTCATGCCGGGAATGACGGATCAGATCGTGCAGGGAATGCTCGATGCGCTCCAGACCAATCAGGGCGGCATGGTGACGGCCTTGCAGGGGGCTGTCGGATGAGCAATTTTACCTATCTCTCGACGGAGGGCGATCTCGTGCAGGCGGCCTCGAGCATCACGGCGACCTCGAATGATGCGAACTTTCCCGATAGCAACCTGCGTTATGACAAATCCGTTCCCTTGGCGAAAATCTGGAAGTCGGCGGGCGGCTCGACAGGCCCGACGATTCTGTTCGATTTCGGAGCCAGCCACAACTGGAATATCGTGATCCTGATCAATCACAACCTGACCTCGGCGGCCACCGTGACCGTGACGGCGGGCACAACGAATGCGACGGCAGACTTTTCGCAAGCAATGACATGGCGCCAGTTCGATATGTATTACCGGAATGGCTCGACGCTGACCTATCGCTATATGCGGCTATTCTTCTCCGATGCGGCCAATCCGGATACATATGTTTCCGTGGGTAAAGTGCTCGTCGGGTTGACGACAACGCTTACCAACAATTACCGCTATGGCGCCACCGTGGATTATCAGGCAGGCCAGCGGGTATCCGACACGGATCTGATGACAACGAGCGTGGATCGGCTGGCCGATATTGTGCAACTCAATCTGACATGGGCGACCCTGACGACGACCGTGCGGGATGAGATGATCACGTTCCTGAAGGCGCTGAAGGGCGCCGCGATTCCGCTATTCATCATTCTGGATACGACCGTCTATGAAGGCTATTATGTCCGGCTGCGCTCGGGCGCGACCGACATTCGAAACTTCCGCCCGGATATTGGCGGCGTGGTGTTCCGCGAAGAATCGCGGGGAAAGAAACTGGCGTAAATGGCGACGACTCTTTATGAAGCAGTCCTGACAGCCACCACGGGCAGTATTGCCGCCGGGGCGGCCTCGACACTGAGCCTGACCATTGGCGGCAACAACGCCATCGTCAAGAAAATCAAGATTGTGCCCAGTGTCGTGGGTTCCGGCGAGTACACGCGGGTGAAGCTGTTCAAGAAAAGTACCGTGCTCGATGCCGACCGCTGCTTCGATACGGGCAACTTTGAAGGCAATCTGTATGCTCCCAAATATGATGACGGCACTGGCCCGGCGGAACTCAACGAAGGGTACGTCTGCGATTATGAGGATCTGGACGCGACCGGCAAGCTGAACGTCAAACTCCTGAATAATGGAGTCAGCGCGAAGACATTTACGTATTCCATCACGCTTCAATTGACGGAGAAAAGCGTCAGCCTAACCTATACGCCGACGCTGACCAATACGACGAATATCTCCGCATCGACACCGTTCGCCAGCATGTTCGTTCGGACAGGGAATCTGGTAGTTGTCTATTGGACCGTTGACGTCACTCCGACTGCCGCGGCGCCCACGGCGACCGAACTGCAAATCTCTCTTCCAATTGCATCGAATTTTTCCGACACGATTCAGGCGGCGGGATGCGGAAACTGCCTTTCGGTTCCGGCCCAGACATCCATCGTGGAATCCAATGCCGCCAACGATCGGGCGGCAATCAAGTTCCTTGCGACAAACACCGGCAATGCGAATCATCGCGGCACCTTCATGTATCGAGTCATCTGATGAACTCCGGAGTCGCCTTCCCGCTAACGGCCAGCCCGCAGACCTTCCCATTGAATGGTTCGGAGTTTGTCGAGACATCGAAGCAACAGTTTCCGCTATTCTTCCGGGAACTGCGGCCGCGAGTTTATGAATTCCGTCCGCTCGTCGGCTTCGAGTTCGATGGCGGCACGCGGCGCTATGGCTATGAAGGCCATGCGGGCTCGGTGGATTTCTACTCTCCGAAAGTTCTCAGCATCGGCGAAATTTATAAGGAAGTCCCGCAACTCTGGGGACTGTATTCGATTGGCAGCACGACCGTACAGTTGGACAATAACGATAAGGAATTCTCGATCCTCAAGGATACCGAACCGTTCAAGAATCGAACCGGATGGGTAGCCCTCTGTGAGCCCTATTATGGCGAGGCATCGATTCAGCGGCTCTTTACCGGACTCATCGATTACTGGACAATTCAGGGCGGGAAGATCTCAATCACCTTGCGCGATGGAACGATTGACCGCTTCCAGAATACGATCAATCAATATGCGCAAACCCTGAATACGACGGATTTCCCGCACCTGCCGGAATATCAACTCCCGCATCTGGTGACAATTGCCTTCGGCATCCAGACTCGGATCACCGCGGCATATGGTGGCAACGATGTCGCCGTGGGCGTGCTTCCCGCCTATCTGGTGGACCCCGCCATTGGACAAGCCAAATATCGCTATATTGCGCTCCAGCATGAAACCTCCGCGGGCTTCGTGGACGTCTTCGTCTATTCGATTCTTCAGACCGCGGGTTTCACAATTACCGAAGCGGTGCTCGGGAGTCGAACCGTCACCTATATCGATTTCGATGCCGATCCGCGTGATTTCGGGACGCACTCCCCCGATGAAATCGAAGTGACCTTTGCCTGCGTCGATCTCGTCACGACGGGTATAATTCCGGGTAATGCTCCGATTCCCGACATTGCCGCAGCCTTTGGCACCAACGTGCCGCCGTGGGATCTCTATGTCTTTTTCTACATGTGGAACATTGTCGATGTCCTGACGGAGATCGAACCGAATTCCTGGTGGTCGGCCATTTCTGCAATTTCGCTTCCGGGATGCGATATGGCAATCACGAGCGAAGATGAAACGATCCGGGATATCCTCGCCAAGCATGCCGAAACCTTTCTAGAATGGTTCTACATGACCAAATCCGGATTGCTGGCCGTGACGAATGCCTTCGAATCCAACTCTTCCATTATTGACGTTTCGGATTCCGAAAATATCATTGCCAACAGTTTTCAGGTAATTTCCAATCGAACGACGGCCTCACGGCTCCAATACAATTATGCCTACAACCACGTCGGGGATTATTTCGAGAAGCAGCCAGACCTGCACGATGCGGGCGAGGAAACCAATCTCGGCATCGATATCCGTGATAATCGGGATCTCTGGTATATCCGCAATGATGCCATTGGACTGACGCTGGGAATTGCAACCCTCGCCATGGAATCCATGACCGAGAACACGCAACTGGTGAGTTTCAGCCTGCCGATCCGCTATCACGGCGCCATTGATGTCACGAAAGTTGTCACCTTGTCCCACTTTGAAGGCATTGCCTCGACGGGATTGGGCTATGATGCCATCGATGTGCGAATCCTTTCGGTTCGATTTAATCCGCATCCGTCCGCCAGTTCGATTGCCGTGACGGGCATTGTGATGCCATGAGTCAGGATATTCGGAGGTAGGAGTATGTCGTGGAAATACCAGTGGAAATCAGTGGAACGGTTATCATCATGGGGGTTCTGGGCGTGCTAGGCCGGGAGGTTTATAACGAGGTGAATCGCAAGTTCAACCTCTATGATGAACATCTCGAAGAGTGCAATAAGAAAGCCGTCAAGACCGCGACGTTGGAGGGCCAGGTGACGGCTCTGGATGACAAGGTATGCAGCATGTCGGCGCAGATGACCCGCATGGATGACAAGCTCGATAGGCTGCTGGAACGCTGATGACGTATACCGCTGAACAGTCGTATGAATTGTCACTGCTGATGCTCTGCATCTGGCGCGAAGCCCGTGGCGAATCTCCCGATGCGCAGCTTGGCGTGGCATGGACGATCAAGAACCGTCTCGCGCTACAAGGCTGGATGGGCAAGACCTATCCGGCGGTCATCCTGAAGCCGTATCAGTTCTCGTCGTTCAATGCGGGCGATCCGAACGCGACAAAGTTTCCGGTCACTCCGACCGATCTCGCCTTTCGGCCATGCTTGATGGCGGCAAAGGCCGCTTATGACGGGCTCGGCGTTGATCCGACGAGTGGCGCAACACACTACTTCGATGACAGCATTGCCGCTCCGTCGTGGACAATCGGCGCAACGAAGACAATCAAGATCGGTCATCTGACTTTCTATAAGGACGTGAAGTAATGGGAATCGACATCGGCAGCATACTCGGCGGATCTCTGGGTTCAGCGGTGAAGGATATTGTCGGAGCGTTCAAGATCGATCCGACGAAGAAAGCCGAGTTCCAGGCGGCGGTGGATGAGAACACGGCGATTCTCGCGCAGAAGCAATTGGAACTGAATGGCAAGATACAGGATGCCATTACCAATGAGATTCAATCGGCAGCGGAAATCATCAAGGCCGAAGCGGGCTCGCAGAGTTGGCTTCCGCGCAATGTCCGACCATTGCTGTTGCTGCTATGGGGTTGCCTGATTACGTTCAATCAAGTCGTGCCCATCATTGCCCGATTCTGGATTCACGATATTCAGCCAGTTCCGATTGATGCGTGGGTGTATAAGCTGACGGCGATAGGATTCACCGGATATGTCACAGCGCGGACTTGGGAGAAGGTCAAGGACGCGGATCAATAGTTCCTCCTTAGTCATGCGTTCCTTTCGTCAGGCGAGCTTTATTCCAGATGCAGTCATCTTTGTGATTCACCTGCTGAGAGGCCATTTCGCCTTGACAGAACCAGCAGAACTGCTGACCGTGCCACGTATCATCATCTTCGACAAACAGATAGGTTTCCGGTGAGGCTTTAATAATGGCCTCCAGCCGCTGCACCTGTTCGCATAGCGCATCGCGGTCGTGAGTCACTTCATCAAGATTTCGACACACAGACCAACGCTCCTGAATCCAAGATTGTACCGCGGCAACCTGCCTCGCCGCCTGATCCCGACTTTCAACCAAGGCGCGGATGGCTTCGCGGAGTCTGGAGCGACACCCTTCCACCCTTTCACGCGGATAGTGGTTCGCTGTATCCGCTGCCAGATCCCGCGCCAGTTGCATGATTTCATCCACCGAATCCGTGTGCTTCGATTCGCTCATTGAGTTCTCCGTTTCCGAGCAGCAGCCCGTTTTTTACTTAGATCATCTCGATATTTGAAGTGATCTAAGACTAGCTTTTCAATCGCCAGCG